AGAAAACTGAACACCCATTTGTGGACTACAGAACAAAGTCCAAAATGGATTACAGAAGATAGTGATAAGTATCATTATGGAATTGGTAATTTGGATCATTACCCAAGCAGCAACGGGGAGTGATTGTAAATCACTTGTATTTAGACTTCGGGGGTTCGAGTCCCTCCGCAACCATTATGAAACTATTCATAATCTGTTGTATAAATAAAGCAGAATGAATAGAGAACCAACAAAATACAAATCAATTTTCTTGTCTGACATTCATCTAGGAACACATGGCTGTAAGGCAGAATCACTTTTAAAGTTTCTTAAACAGAACACATCAGATAATCTCTTTCTTGTCGGTGATATCATTGACGGATGGAGATTGAAAAGTCGGTGGTATTTTCCACAGAGTCATGTGAATGTCATTAGAAGAATTTTCACAGCAGCAAAGCGTGGTACAAATGTCTATTACACTCTCGGAAACCACGACGAGGCTTTTCGTAAATTTCTAGATTTTGGAATTGATATTGGTCGAATCCGTATAACTAATGAACTTGATTATATCGGTATAGATGGAAAGAAATACCTTGTAGTGCATGGAGATGTGTTTGACAAGTTGATGACTGATGGCAAGTGGATAATGCACATTGGAGACACAATGTACACAATCATAGTGTATCTCAATACAAAATTGAATACAATACGGGGCTGGTTAGGAATGGAATACTGGTCTTTGTCTAAATGGTTAAAGAAAAACACTAAACAGGCAATGAACTATATCCATCGTTATGAGGATCATGTTTCTTCTCATTGCGAGAGCAAAGGTTATGATGGTATCATTTGTGGACATATACACACCGCAGAGATTCGTGATATTTCCGGAATAACCTACATGAATACTGGTGATTGGGTTGAGAGTTGTACTGCTCTTGTAGAACACCATGACGGAAAGTGGAGTATCATTCAATGGAGCGACCATGCTCAGTGATAAAATAACCATTGTTGTTCCCTGTCGAAACGAAGAAAATTACATCAGTCATCTTCTATACGATTTAACTCTTCAGAAAAACATTGGCAATACAAAGATAATCATTGCCGATTGTTCTACGGACAATACACGAAAAGTTATAGAAAAGTCAAAACTAAATCTAAATGTTGAAGTCATTGATGGTGGGCCTGTTTCTCTAGCAAAGAATAAAGGTGCAAAACTCACAAAGACTCCTTACATTCTTTTCATAGATGCAGATGTAAGATTCTTTTCAAATACACAGATTGAAGATGCTGTTGATGTTCTAGAAAGGCAAGACTTACATCTTGTTGGAGCCAATGCTCGGTGTTATGATGGAAATATCATGGCATCACTTGGGTTTACTCTTTTCAACATCACCAACAACATAATGAGATTCTGGAGTCCATTTGCTGTTGGAGCATTCATGCTTACTAGAAAAGACAAATTTGATGAGTATGGAGGCTTTCCAAACAAATATCAAACTAGTGAGGACTTCTTTCTTTCGAGAAAGTATGATCCGAAGAAATTCAGAATAAAAGGATATTTTGGTCAAGATAGTCGAAGGTTTAAGAAGATGGGATATTTTGGAATGGCTCGGTATCTTCTTAAGAATTTCTGGAACAGAAACAATCAAGAATACTGGAACAATATGGACTATTCCAATTACTGGGATTAACTTCAATTATGAAACTATTTGCAATCTGTACTCATAACGACGAAACCCATCTGCTTCGTGATAATTTTCTCGACTCAGGTGGAACTCTCCACAGCGGTATTCTTTTTTTCAAGAAGAAAGGCGATGCGGAAACAGAGTGTGACTCCATGAATAGGCTACGAAAGAGCATGAAGTTGCCTGAGTGCTATTCTGTGGTGAAAACCGAAGATCCTGATACTGGAATCTACGGGAAGATCATTGACGGCAAGCAAACATAACTACATACCCATATGCCTAAATGGATACCACCACGCCCCGAAGACCTGAAGAAGGAATATGAGATTGAATACCGCAATCACATAGAGCCTAAGTATGGTTCTGTATTTCCAACATTCAAATCTTTCGTTACTGCTGCTAAAAAGGGCAAAGTTGTAAATGTTGATGCAATGATGGACTCGGATATATCCAATCGAAGTCGTACTTCCAACATGAAGGAACTGCTATCCCTCATCAAAACCTATCGTTCCTATCCAAAATACAGAAACGAAAAATCACTAAACGATCTTGAAGCAAAGATCAAAGGCAAAGGAGAGATGTCCATGCCTATAGTTCTAGAGTTTCCTGATGGTGAGATGCGTATAATGGGTGGAAACACCAGAATGGATATCGGATTTTGGTATGCAAAAACTGTTCCAGTTTTGCTCATAAAGATTCCCAAACTAAAGACATTTGGAGAATGGTATGAGCCTACCTGATGAAAAATTACGAGCAATGATATCAAGCAGACAATTTCTTTTTGATTTGCTTGATCCAAAGAAAACACCCCGTGTGCCAAAGGCTATACGAAAAACCGCTCATCGGTTGTGTAAGCATTGGCCTTTTCCATTTGAACTTGAAGAGATGATGGGAGTATACAATGCCGATAGAGTACGAGATGAAGATTCTCAAAGAAACGGTTGAAGGTGCTATTCGTAAGTTTTCAGAAGATAAATCATCTATAAGTTGGTTTGATGGTGTTGAAGACTCTGTTATGGATATCATAGAAAATGATATCCATGCAAATGAAATTTTCAATGAGTATCAGATGATTGCCATGAGGGAACTCTTGCGTAGAGGCTATTGGCTCAAATGGGACGAGGAAATAGGAAGACCTATTCTTCGTAGATTACCCCAATCATAAATAAGATTGGAGGCCACCTATGGGACAACACGAAAACAAAAAAAGAAAAAGAATGGAAAACGAAGTATATTATTTTGTCGGACACCTTAGTACCGATGGATACTACACTCCTCTTCTTTTGACCGAACGGGAATACGCTTCGGCAAAAGCACGGGCAGAAAAGAACCAAGAGGATTTATATTCTAATTGTGTTGTGTTCCAACAGGTAACTGATGGAAAGGCTGTTGGCGAAAAATATAAATTGTGATTAGCACTTGACTCTCTGTGGTGCAGCGTGTATACTTTGCCTATGCCAAAAAGAATCATTGATGAATTTGATATAGCAGCAGAGCGGGAAGGCTCTGCTGTTCGTCGTCACAATAGTACAATCTGCCGACCATTTGGATGGGGCAAAGGTATCATCAAGCAACGCAAAGGACACCTTGATGGTGAGCGAAAGATTGAAGTACGAATCATAAACAGAGGTAAATGGATTATAGAGAAAGGAGTTAGAGTATGAGCCGAAAAGGCATTCATCGTAGTTTTAGCCGTCGTCGTAAGATGGGATCAAAAAAGCGTAAGGCAATGAAAGACAATCGAACAAAGTGATTCAGAGGAAATACAATATGAAGTGCTGTGAAACTTGTGGTAAGATCATTCCACAGGCTCGTCTTGAGATTATTCCTCATGCGAAAACCTGTGTATCGTGTTCACAGGAGCCGAAGCGTGTCGGCTTCATGGATTGGTATCACAAGACCGCACCAGAACTGGTGATGGTTTCTTCTGATGATCGGGAGAACCTTCGCCGTGCAGTGCGTGTAAACTCTAGGAGTCGATGATGGGTATTCGCCATCTTGGTTATGCTTGTCAAAATCTATCTCTAGGCGAAGGTCGAAAAAAGAAGGATCGAATCCTTACTGACCGCACCCTTCGACAGAGTGGATTCTCTCTGGAACGGGTTGGAGAAATTGCAGTCAAAAACTGTAATGATCTCCAGCCCATTTTGGAATGGAATCATAATAATGATATCCGATTCTTCCGAATTGGAAGCGGAATCTTTCCTTTTATGGATCATCCCGAGATTGGCTACACCCTAAATGATCTTTCCCAGAGCCACAGGGAGGCGATCACAGCCGCCCTTGGACGGGCAGGGCTCTTTGCCAAGAGCAACGGGATGCGGCTCTCCTGCCATCCTGGACCGTATACCTGCCTTGCCTCTCCCGACCCTAAAATCAAAGATAAGAGTATCTTATCTTTGAATATGCACTCCCTTATTGGGGACTTGCTTGGCTACGGGCAGGAGTTTGCCATCAACATCCATGTTGGCGGGGTCTACGAGGACAAGGGGGCAACAGCCCAACGCTTCTGCGAGGCGTATAGGGGCTTGGATGAAAAGATCAAAAGCCGTCTGACTTTGGAAAACGATGACAAAGAAACCATGTGGTCAATGTCCGAATTGTATAATATGATTTGGAGTTGCTGTGGTGTAAAATTAGTTTTGGATATCCACCACCACCGATTCTGCAAAAAAGAATCTCTACAGGATGCTGCCCAAAAGGCTTTCGAGTCTTGGCGTGGATTCGTAGAAATTCCAAAGATTCATTATTCAGAGTCCAAACCTAATTCCCGACCCCAAGCACATTCCGACTACATACAAGAACCCATCCCTGACTTGGGTGATGTAGAGTATGATGTGATGATTGAGGCAAAAGCAAAAGATCTTGCTCTTTTGCAATACAGAAAGTTGTGCAAAGACTGGAGAGGTCAAAATGTCTGATAATGAAGTTCCTATTTCACATTGGGATTACCGAATCTTACGGGGAGAAGACGGATATCATACAATTGGAGAGGTATATTACGATTCTAAAGGAGATCCAGTGGGCTGGACAGATCCTGATGAATCGGTTTCCCCATTTGGAGAAACTGTTGAAGAACTTATCTCTTCTCTAAAGTCCATGCTTAGTGCAACAAATAAACCAGTATTTACTCCCCCAAAGGAAAATCAAAATGACAGAGACAGAAATTGATGATATGAAAAAAGAAGTTATTATTCTTCGTATGCAGAATAAAAGACTTGATTCAGATCTAAAGAAAATGCAAGATATGGTTAAAGATATCCTTATTATGAGGGTAGGTGGAGAAAATGGACAAGCAGACTCTGACGAAATTTCTACTAGAAACTGCACTTGAAACAAATGGTAGTATCAGGTCTTGCCCTATTGAATACAATCAGGAAACCAAAAAATGGTTTTTCTGGTTTGAGACTTGGGCAGAAAAAAGCAAAGACTTTGATTCTCTAGATGAAGTGCTTGAAGCGTTTGAAATGTATTGTTTAGAATACCTTAAACTGGAAAACAAACAATGAGTGGATTCAGACTTCATATTGATATTCCGTTTGAATGCGGAGAACAAGAAGCGATTGAAAAATCAAAGGCTATTCTTCAGTTGTTAGAAAAAACAAAAATGGTGGATATCGGTGTTGACCGAGTAAATTACCGATTGGGTCACGATGAAGACCGACAGAAGAGCAACTATTTTCAAAAAAATGAAAATGGTCATGTGAACAACAAGAAGTCGCAAATTTTGTTCACAGAAGACTTGACAGGAGTTGAATGAGTGTTATACTTGTCGTGTAACAAGTGAACGATGCGCCGTGGGAGGTCTTGGTCACCTCAGTTCGACTTATAATCGAATAAGACTTGGTTCGATTCCAAGACGGCGTACTAAAGTGAGGTAAATATGAAAAGAATAAAGATTTACAAGCGAGGAAGACTTCTTCCATTTACAATGAACCCTTATATTGGAGGCATTATGCGTAACGACTTTAAGAGTGAGAATGTTCTTGGTTTTGTTGGATTTGCGGCAATCGGTGTTGCAGCCTATGCTGCGATTGATAACAAGTTGCAGATTGCAGGAGTTGCAGCGGGTGTGGGAGTTCTCTGCTTCTACGGAGCAACAAAGGTTCTGAAGGAGTGTCTGAATCAAAAGAAGCATCAGGAAGATTTTGATGTTGTTTGGCGTGAAAACGACAATATCCATGAGCGAATCAGCAAGTTGGAAGAGCGTCTTGATGGTTGTGTAGAGCAAAGCACCTTTGATGGTAGGATCAAAGATGTTTATTCAAAGATTTCTGAAGCACACAGGGACAGCGGACAGGACTTTGATGCAGTCTATCGCCACATCTCTGATGTTACTTCCGAAATTGAAACAAGAATCGACAATTGCGGTTCTTTTCAAACCGCTTGCCATAGCAAGCGTAAGTGAGCGTCTTTACGAAAGGAGATAAAATGAGTAAGAACGCTAGTAGTGAAGGATGCCCCACCAGTAATTGGGGTTGTACGGATGTCGTTACCCATTGGCTTGGTAAGATTGGTGTGAGTCGATCCTTAATGGTCACTCTTGCACTTCTGCCATTCACATGGAACGGTGTTGTTCTCGTCAAGGATGGCGTGGTATATGCATGGAATGCTGTTGCAGGGGCTTTCTCTGCAATTGGTGCTGGCTAAAAAAGCCCCGTCTTCGGACGGGGCAACGCCCTAATAGATTAACTGGCTAAATCCCTGCCCTTTCAAGGCAGTGAGTCGGGGTTCGAGTCCCCGTTAGGGTATTACTTACTAATAAAATCTTAATACTACCGTGCATAGATAAAGGCACGGAGGAAAACATGGAACTTGTACTTATAGGATCGGGAATTTTAGCATCATTCATAACATATAAAATAGGCTACACAAAAGGTAAGAAAGATGGATACACCGTTGGTCACAGCCACGGAATATTCAAGGCTAACGAACTGATTGCAAAGGAAAAAGCCCGTGTTAGAGATGTCTCACCCCGTTCATTCGTTGGAGTCAAAACACGACTGCCCGAAGCACGATCAGCAAAAGAAATTGCTTGGATCGGTTGAAACCCGCAACATCATTGACCACTATCACTACTGGAAGCACGAAGCGATTCTTGCAGATCTAGACACCAAGAGACACAATTTTACAATTGTGTGCTGTAATCTTGGAAATGATTTCAATATCGCTACCGTTATCCGTAATGCTAATGCTTTTCTCTCCAAAGAAATTTGGATTCTAGGAAAGAAGCAGTGGGATCGTCGTGGTGCGGTTGGAACACATCAGTATTCCCGTATCAAGCACTTCTCTACTCTAGAAGATCTCCATTCTGCAATGGACGATGTTTTGGATTCGGTTGTTGTTTCTGTTGATAACATCGAATCTGCTGTTCCAATCGAAGATTTTGAGTGGGACAAGACAAAGCATTATTTCATCATTATGGGTCAGGAACAAATCGGCGTTCCACAAGAAGTTCTTGACATCTCCGAGCATTGCGTGTATATTAAGCAGTATGGCACGGTTCGCAGCCTAAATGTGGGAACTGCTAGTGGAATTGTAATGCAAGACTACTGTGTGAAAACAGCGAAGTAGCCCAATGGCAGAGGCGGTGGATTCAAAATCCGCATGGTGTGGGTTCGACTCCCACCTTCGCTATTGATATATAAATGAAAAGGAGGTTCTCATGGAACCATTCAAGAAATTTATTAGCGAAGCGAAACTTTCACGCATATTTCAGTATGTGGAAGACCCAAAGAAGACTTTTGGTATTGTGTCTTCGTTTCGTGGACAGTATTCTAAAGCCGAGAATCTCAAGCGTCATGCCGCACTAAAGAGTGCGGTGCGTGGTATGGGCTTGGGTTTTATTGAGATGAAGGGTGGCTATGTGGAAGAGGGTGGAGTGGTGGAGGAGTTGAGCCTCTTTATTCCCTCTGTGAAGCGTTCACAGATCGTGGAGTTGGGACAGGACTTTGAGCAGCACTCTGTGATGTTCAAAGATGCCGATGAGTTTGTATTCATTGGCACGAATGAAGCGTCTGGTGTGGGCAATGTCTTGTCAAAGTTCAAGGCAGGAGCGGGGAAGGACAACATTGAATTGGCAAAGGAAAAGACCGCAGAGTTCTTCTCCCAACTGAAGAAGGCTTCTCATAAGGACAAGAAGTTCGTTTTCAACATGGAGTCCTTCTCGCTGTATGAGCAAGAAGAGTGGAACTTTGCAAAGGCTGCATACCTCAAGCGTGGACAGCAGCCACAGTGGATTCAGATTATTTGATAATGTCGGAGAGTAGCACAACTTGGTAGTGCGCTTGCTTTGGGTGTAAGAGGTTGCAAGTTCAAATCTTGTCTCTCCGATTAGCGATAGATCATGGAGTAGTAGCGGGTGGAAGAAAAGACAACAGAAGGATCTGGATTTCTACCACTTGTTGGGAAAATCATAGAAGAAGATCCAACACTAGTATTATTAGTGACCATAACAGCAGCGGCTCCTCCCCCTGCTGCGGCACCAGATAAATTTGCCTGATTTTCTGCACGAAGCCTATCATTAGCAGTCATAACACGATCCATTGCAACTGAAACATCTTGCAAGGTTTGTAATTGTGTTGCATCTAAATTTATCAATTTATTGATAGTATCCATCGCTCCAGATGATGTCTCTAGAGAAGAAAAAGCAGAAGCAAGTGTTTGAATTGCAGTTCCTAGTGTTTGGATTGCAGTTGCTGCTTTCATTATATCATCTGCTCTATTAGCAATCATTAGTATTTGATCAATAGGACCAGTCTCTTCTCCGGTCACCATTTCCGTTGCTTCACTAACTATTCCGCCGACAGCACCACTTATTGCTCCTATAGCAGTTGCAGCGGCAAAAGCAACGATAGCAGCAGAAACAGCAGCAATACCAACCGCTGCTGTCTTAAGAGAAGATGCTCCCTTCGATATTGCAGATATGGTTTCTGCAAATGAATTGAGTTTTTGTGTGTCCATGAATCGCAATGCAAGACCCATAGGAATCATTGCCAATCCTATTCCCGCTAGTGCAAGTCCCGCAATAACAAGCAATGGAGACATCACAGCAATAGCAGCCAATCCAGGTACAAGGGCAATTAGTCCTAGACCAATTCCCATCAATGCATTCGGATCAACACCAGAGAGCAAAGATACACCATAAGCAAATGGTATGAATGCTGCCCCTATGAGAGCCATCAGCCCTGCTCCTATTGCGATTGCCGCCGCACCAACACCTCCTGTGCCTGTTGCAAGAAGACCTAACGCAAAGGCAATAGCACTCAATCCGGCAATTGCCAATACTGATGTTGCTATAGTTCCAGGGTCAACATTTCCTAACAAACTAAAGGCAAATGCAGCGGGAATTGCAGCCGCTCCTATTGCAATCATTGCAATAGATCCCTTCAATATATCTCCCTGTATCTTTCCTAACATTGCTGCTGTCAATCCCATTCCCATTATTGCAGCAGTTCCCGAAAGAATAACTTCTACAGGAACATCACTCATTATCTTTAGACCCAATGCAAAAGGAATTATAGAGGCTCCAATTGCTGCTAGTCCCAATGCACCTTTCAACACATCTTTATTTCCAAATGATTTCACTCCATTTGCAATTGATGTTAAGAAACCACCGATACCACCACCTTTTCCTATAGAACCAGCAACAACAGTTGATCCTCCACCAGATTGTGGTAATTTACCATCTAACATTTTTTCCATCATTTTTGATATTTCCAACAGAATTTTTTCTGTATGAATATCGTGAACATAACCAGATCCTCTTGTACTAAAGATATCTGTTAGTTCTATTCCTGCTTTTGCTGCCTCTTCACGAAGTTTAACCTCTCCAGATGCGGCTGTCATTGCTGCTTCTGTGCTTGCTGCTTTTTGGAATTGTGCTTCTTCGCTTTCTGCTCCAAAGATAAATGCTTGTCTTTTCTTTTTAGGATCAAATATCTTTGTAAAAACATCTTTTTGAAGATTTTCTACTAGATCGTCAAATCCTTCTCCTTTCATTAGAATTCCGTAAAGACCTCCTCTGAAAGATTTGGCAAGCAATTTTCTAAAATAACCACCACCTAATTGCTTCAGTACTTTGCTGTTTAGGAATATACTTGTTTTTATAGTATCAGATTGCTTCTTTAAGAAAACAATCTGATCTTGCATTTGTTGATTTGCTTGTTTTTCTGCGTCCGTTAGAGAGTTGTATTTCTCCTCTAGTTTTGCTATTGCATCTTCTCTATTCTTTAGTAAAAGTTCTTCTCCTTTTACCACTCCCTCTAGTCTATTTTGAGAGAATTCTCTTTCCCTTGCAGTTTTTGCTTTTCCTAACTGATCAAGTGCATCGGATAATCTCACAGAGATAGCATCTTGGTATTCCAAATTTTCCATCGCTCTTTTGAGTTCATCTTCTTTCAATGCCGCATACTGTGTTTGTCCTGCATCTTTTGCAATCTGTATTTCGACTTGTAGGTCTTTTATTGATTTGATATTGTCTGAAAGTAAACTATCAAGAGCATTGACTGCTTTTCTAAATTCTTCTTGTGCTATTATTTCTTCTTTTGATTTGAATCCCGTCATCATTTTTCTAATATCATCGGCAAGAGTGATATTTCCAATTTGTCTCAATAAGTCTTCAGACATTTTGGATCTCTCTTCTAGTTGTGAAGAGTATCTACCCAGTGCACCACCAAGACTCTTTAGCCTTACTGTGCTTTTTGGCAATTCAACTTTGCCTATGGCTTTTAGAGCAGCCAATGCTGCTTGGGTTTTGGGATCCATTAATGCCATTTATCTTTTCCTTTTGGTGCTTGCTGACTTTATTTTAGCATTTTCTGCTTCTATGCGTTTATTTTCTTCTTCGACATGATTCTTAAGAAGACTAACATAGATGTCTCTCTCCCACGGCATCATATTTTCAATTTCAGTCAAACTGTATTTATGATGCTGCATCATTTGAAAGTTCAAATTGTAATAATTTGTCAGGCTATTGTGGGAGAGACAGAACCGAAAAAATCTTCAATACCCTTTAGCAGTATTTGCTTCTCTAGTCCGCACTTTGGACAACGGAAATTTACATTTTTTTGAACACGGGGCATTTCAGAAACGAAATCAATCATCTTTTTGAACGAATCACTAGGTAGACTCTCTATAAAGTCTGACATCTCTTTCTGTGAATATTCCTTGGGATTATATGTCTTTTCATTGTCAAATATCATTTCAATACATTTACCCAAAATCGCAAAGATTGTTTCGGTATTACTGTCTTGAAGAGTGGAAGATATAGATTCAACTACTTCCATATTTGGATATACTACCGTTAAACCTAAATTATCATTTATCATTATCTTGAATGGAGTTTCTTGTATTTTTCCAACATCAATATCGGACAGATTTATGCGAAGTTTGCCACTAGCCGAACAAGAAGGACAGACAACAATCGGTTCTAGCACCTCTCCGACAGATTTTCCACGAATCTGAACAAATAAGTGTTCAATATCAAAAACAGGAAGAGAGTCTACTTTTAAATCTCCATCGACACAGTTTTTGATTATTTGTTTTAGAGCACGATTCTGTGCTTTTTTGTCTCCTGCTTCCATAGCAAGAAGCAGTATCTTTTCTTCCTTAACTAGAAATGGCCTGAATAATATTTTTTGTCCTGTTGATGGTAGAACGGTTTCGTATTTTGGTACACCTATTATTGGTAAAGACATCAATTCATCTCCTAAAAATCATTTATGGGTTAGCGAACATAGTATTTAGAGAATAGCAAGCAAAGATTGTAGAAACCTTAATATACTCTCCACCTTCATTTGAAAACTGTATTGTCTGCAATGATATGGGATAGAGTCCTTGTATTTTTGTGTATTGTGATCCTTGAGAATCACTTATTGTACAGTTATTTGCTAAACAGTAATCATTGAAGTAACCTGTTGTTGTATACACTTCACCAGATGGTGATCTACCAGGATTCTTCACAGCCTTCATCCAATTTTCTAAAGCATAAACTATTCCAAAATCAAAAGGGACTCTCCAAGTTATTTCCATATCTTCGACAGAAATATCAGATGCAATCTTGGCAACAAGAGAATTGGCAGTTTTGGACTCGCTTGTTTGTATTGTTCTTCCAGGAATGGTTATGCTTTCAATATAATCGTTGTACTGATTCATTGTCGAAGCATGAGTTCCATCCCACATAACAGAAAAATCAGAATTGTTTATGAAATCTTTGGCTGCTCTGATTGCGGAAAGCATATCTTTTAGTGGTTTTTGCATGGTTCCTCACATTGATCCTATTGATTTGATAAAATATTGGATTTTTCTCTTTGTTTCTATCCAAACTCTTCTGTCAGATGATTTGATAAAATTCTCAAATGGAAGTGAAGTTGCGTTTCCCCATTCATTTGAGGGAATCAATATTGGTCTTCCTAATATTCTTGATGGATCGTACATTCTTACACAAGGTAAACCAAAAAGGTATTTCATACTCTTAAGCATTTGATATTCTATTCTGAAATATCCAACTCCTTTTGGTGGCATTTTTTCTCCTTGATAATAATTGGATATTTTCAACATTTTATCAATAAGTTCTGCTCTGAGTTCTGGAGGAAGATAGTGTAGGTTTATACCAAGAATATTACCATCTATTTGATCAAGAGTTATTATCAAAGGAGTAAAATCATAGTATTTTAGACTAGGAATATTTTTAGGGTAATATCTGAAAGCAAACATTCTTCCAGGAAAATCAAGATAGGATTCAGATGCTGTTCTGTATCTGTTATTGAGAATTTTTTCGGTAAGTATAGGTTCTTTTGGAAGAATCATTTTACCAGATTCAATAGCATCTATAAACCATTTTGTTGCACCAGGATTAGATCCAGATTTCTTTGTTTCTTCTATTATTGCACGATTCATATCCCGCAGTATGTTTGTACTACGGGATAGATCATAGAAAATATCGCCATTAGTATCTTTTGAAAACAATGCTCCAGAAACAGTCTTTTTTATAATTGATTTTCTTTTAGCCATGTCAGAAAATATCGTCTTCGGTTAGAACCATGAAACCCCATCCCTTTTCTTTTGCAAAAGCCTGTGCTGCTTCCCATTTTTCTTGATTTACTGCCCATGCTTTTGCTTCATATATGTAGTTTGATTTTTGCCTTTTAGTGGGTTTCTGTGGTTCCTTTGGCTGTTTGCATTGTTTTTTAGGTTTTATTTCAATAAGAGTTACCTTTGGTACTCCCATTTTATCTTTACTCTCTATAATAAAATCAACATAATAGTTATGAACTCTTCCATCAAGAGGAGATCTGTAGGGTATTGCTATTTCTTCTGAACCCCATTTGGTTATAGAAGAATTTGTGTCGCAGTAAACCATGAATCTTCTTTCCCAAAGAGATCGGTACTGTATGTTGTTTACATCACCGACATACTTTTTTGGATTTTGAGGTTTATATTTGCCTTTATATGACATTAGTATAAATAGTAATGAATTGGAGGATTCATGGCTCTAGCATATCCAAATACTCTTCGAAGTGTTGCAAGTGGAGTTCCATTTGTTACTTTTTCTTTCAGAGATGGTCCCCTTGTTGGTCCTGGTTCTGGATTAGGAAAGAAAGTAGGAGAAGACATCATTTTATTTATGCCTCCTGCATTTCAAATAGCAGACGGGCATGATTACGAATTCAAAGAAGGTGGATTACTAACCCAAGTTGCTCAAGGTGCAATTCAGGACTCGCAATCTATACTGGGTATTCTTGGTAGTATTGTTGCTGGAGCAGCACAAAAGATAGGAGCAAATCAAACTTTAGGTGGGGCAGCAGAAGGTGGAGCGGCATCTCTAGGTGCAGCAATCAGAGATCCAAAGTTCTTTAATTACAAAGAACCAAAAGCCCGTGAATTTTCTTTTAATTACAAGTTTGAACCAAAGAACAAAGAAGACGCAAAATCAATGATGGAAATAATCAAAAGATTTAGGGCGGCATCGTATCCAACACTCATAGACACAAAATTATATGGTGTTCCTCTTGCAGTCAATATCACATTTGTCAATTTTGATTCTAGTCTTAATGATGGTGGTGGAAGAACGACTCTCTTTGAATTGGTAATAAAAGACATGAATACGACTCTCTCCGAAGGAGATCAAGTTCTTACATTCGATGATGGAATTCCAACTCAAATTAGTATGCAATTACAATTAGCAGAAACATATCATGTTACAAGAGATGGAAGTGGAAATCTTCAAGGAAAACCATCATTTCTTGGTAATGGAGTTGTCTAATGCCTTTTGATTACTTCTCAAAACTACCGATCACTCAATATCCTCTTTCAAAGGAAAAAACAAAAGAGACAAGAGACATTCTCCATAGACTTTACATTGATCAGAAATTCTCCGATTCTAGTGAATACATTAGAAAATACGAAGTAAATGATGGAGATAGGCCAGAAACAATATCAGATAAATTATATGGAAGAAGTGATCTACATTCTGTCATCATGGTTCTAAACAATGGAGAAGACTCTATAATTGGTGGAGTCCCTGTTAGTTCGGTGATACGAGACGAATATATCGAAAACAAATATGAAGATAAAGTATACTATCTTTATCCTTCTATTGCCTCTTTGACGGATTTAACGGATTCAACAATAACCGGAGGATCTGGTGGTTATGTCTATCCTATGTTTGGATATGGATTCAATGTTGGAGACAAGATTTTCCAATTAGATTCTGAAGGATTTCCAAATATAGAAACAAGAGGATATGTTAAAGAATGGGATCCAGAGATGATGTCTGTAAAATTAGATGTTCTCTCTGGTATTTTTTCAGAGGGCATGACCATTGGATTACCAGATGCTTCTGTTTCATTTGTAGTCGGAACGATAAAAGAAGGAAGAAATGCTGTTCACCATTTTGAAGCAATCAAAGATGTAAGAACAACAACAGGATATTCGAGTATTACTCCTATTAATAAAGGAACAAGAATATCTCCACTAAATCAGGTCTTTATATCTGGATCTATTTTGGCACTTATTCCTCTAGGAACAACATCTTCTGTGGGTGGAACCGCTTCTTATACAGAAACTCTCGTATACAGACACAATAAATTTGGATCTATATCTGTTGCAATGGATATAGACAATTATGTAAAAACAGTAACGCAGTCTGATTATGAAAACGAATTACAGGAAAGAAAAAGATTTATCAATGTTCCTTCACCAGAACAGAACACATTGACCGATCTTATAAACAGAGTAGATGACCTTTTAGAAGGGACTAATCCTTAATGGCTTTTACTTCTAGAAAATACGAGAGATCTCGTGACTATTCTGTTGAATCTATTCTTATAGGAAGTGCGAGAACTGGAGGATCAAGAAGAGCAAATCAACCAGTGGTCTTGCAAGACAACGGCGTAACAAGATGGAATGGAATTTCGATATATGAAGATCTTTTCCGAAACTTTATGACTTGTCAAATATCTGTCCTTGATCAGGACGGTGGATTTTTAGATATTCTTCGTGGGGAAGAAATCATTGCGATAAAATTCAGAACACCAGATTTACCTGGATACAAATTTAAAACCAGAACTCACTATTTTTATCTTTATAAAATCAGTCCTGTCATTCCAATAGCCAAAACTCTTGGAGCACAGTATGTTATTCATGGTATTTCTATGGAGTACTTTTATAATGTACTCACTACCTTTTCAAAAGCATATACAGGAAAAACAGAAGAAATAGCAAAAAAAATCTACGATGAATTTCTTGAATCGAAGTTCAATGCAGACTCCAAGAAAAAATTCAACATTGGACTTCAGACAAAAAATGACATGAAGTTTACATTTCCATATGTTAATCCTGTTGATGCCATCAATCATTTGGCTTCTGTTTCTATAAGAAAAGACAATCCAGATGTGTGCAATTATGTGTTTTTTGAAAATAGTGATGGCTATAATTTCAAAAGTCTAACAGAATTGATAGAGAGTCCAAGAAAACAACACAAGTACACTACTACTCATGTGATGACTTCGTCTTTTATGAACTTTTCCGAACACTTCAACAAGACAATCAAAGTAGAGCCTATCAATACTGGTGATAAAATCATCGACACAATAGATGGGATACACGGAGAGTATTTCGCTGAATTTGATATTCTATACCGAACTTATAAACCATATGTGAATCCAGAAAGAGGAGCGAAAAAGGCAGCAGGAAAGCGGTATCTTGATTATTTCGATAAGACCACCCATCTAAACGATAAACCTCTTCTTTCAGAAGACAATCAGTTATTTGAATATCCTTTAGGCAGGAATCGTGTTTGTTTTACAAATGGTGCTCTTTATGCAGAAGAAGTCAAATCTAATTCCAATTTATCTGGAGTCATAGAAAATGAAGGAAAACGATGGAAATTATATGACACCTACGAGGGAGAATACTCATTTCAAAGGCGTTCTCTTATGCAACAAATGAGTGCTTTTTCTGTTCAAGTTACAGTTCCTGGAAATTCAGAAATAACAGTAGGAGACATTGTCGATCTAGATACTGTAATATACCGAACAAGCGAGCAAGACAAATATCTTTCTGGTAAGTATCTTGTTCTTGCAGTAAATCATCAAATAACAACAGATGGATACGATTCGATAATCACACTCGGTAGAGATTCTATTCTTACCGATAAGTGGGAAACAGAAATAGTAGATCAGTAATGGAGATAGTGAAATGAGCGTAGTAGACTACATCTCAAAAAATACATTTGTGTGGTGGCAAGGAATCGTAGAAGATGTCATGGATCCAATGAAAGTTGGTCGTGTTCGTGTTCGTATTGTCGGATATCATAATCCAGATAAAGACAAATTACCGACAGGAGATCTACCTTGGGCTTTACCCATCATGCCTGTTACAAGTGCCAGTATTAGCGGTATTGGTATGTCTCATACGGGATTAGTTCCAGGTTCTCTTGTTATTGGTTTTTTTAGGGATGGAGAATTGGCGCAACAACCGATCATATTTGGATCTATTCCTGGAATTCCACTAGAAGGACCACCAGGAGGATCCTATGGATATGGAGATCCCCGTTTACAATCGGCAACAGCAGGCTATTATCTTCCAAATGAGAAAATGCTTGGACCTAGCGGGGAAATAGGTAAATATGCTCCAAGGTCTGGTCACTATGTTGGTTCGACTTTCGATCCTGGTGGTGGTGTTTTCGGTCTTAAAAATACACCAACGGTAGGAGGTATTGCAAAATATGAATACGATTTCTATAATAAAGGAATATCTCATAGCAATTCTCACTATGGAAATATTTACCCCAGATATTGGGGAGGTCCAACAGGAGCAATAGACCCAATCACCGATGTAAACACGCTTGCGGGTGGATGTGGTCCAACGCATGGTTCTAAAATACTACAAGAATATGTTATAGATCGTGCATCTATGGGAACGGTTTTGCCTGTTCCTAAATTTAGACCATATTTTGAAATACCTCTCATAGGATATGATATTGCAGATCTACTAGCACAGGGAGAAAATCCACAGTCATTAACACCACAAGGAGTAAAATCTCTAGATCTCGGTGCAGGAGGTGGATTCAGAACAGGAGAAGATGTTTTCGGAGTTCTTGGAGGTCTTCCTCCTTTAGGAGAAGGGCAAACACTAGGAGTATTTGCTGGTGCAGATCTAGAGACTACTTCTCCTTTTTTTGGTTTTGAAACCACAACAAGTATGAGAGGAAATGAGTATTTTGAAAGAGCATTCGGAACCACTTCGAATTATGTGATCGAAGGAGTTGACAACGAAGGAAATCCAACATTTACTGTTGACGAAAACAGTCCTTGGATTTTCACACAACCAAAAGGAACAACAAATACAAGAGTGTATCCTTTTAATCATGTGTACGAAACCGAGTCTGGTCATATCATGGAATTTGACGATACAAATGGTGGAGAACGAATAAAAATTGCACATCGTTTAGGAACTTCAGAAGAGATTATAGAAGATGGATCAAAGATAGAGCAAGTTGTCAATGACAAGTACACCCGTGTGCTTGGAGATAACAATACTGTTGTTGGAGGAAATTCCATATTTTTTGGTGAGCGTGGATTCAAGGCTATTATCAATGCCGAGGCTCTTTTCTATCCAAGAAATCCTCTAGAAGGAAGACCTCCAGCACAAGGTTTAAGTGGAAGTGATGATCCTTTTGTTTATGGACCTGGATTTCTTGGGACAGGTGAAACAGGTGGACCTGGATGGTGGAAAGATCTTGGTCCAGATGGACTAAAACCAGGAGATTCTCAGTTCTTCATCAATCCGCAGAGAGAAAGAGATGTTTTTGATGGTAATTATGAAATAAATCTACCAGACGGTGTAGAACTAGACGAAGATGTGAAGTTCTACAGCGGATACCGTGGATTACCCCGTATGAATTTCTTTAAGGGTGGAAATACAGATATTATTGTTGCATACGGAAATGTCAATCTTCACATCATGCGTGGCAATGCAAATTTGAGAATAGACGAAGGCGACTTGAATCTAGAAGTGTTAAAGGGAGATTTGCGTTCCTATATTGGAGGAAATCATTTCCAAAGAATAGATGGAAGCGAAATAAGATATATTGCAGGAAATAAATACGATATAGTTCGTGGTCAAATAAAAGATGTGGCACAGGGAGAAGAAGTAACAACAAGAGGTGCTGCTGGTCTTTTGAATAACTATGTCAGTCTAGATTTCACTCTACGCTCACCTGGAGGCGACAGCCCCATTACTAATCCTTCGGGTCAAGGACCAGTACAAGGTAGTGGAAATCCTGGAAGTGATCAAGAAAACAGAGGACTAATTGATCAAGGGTTGGCATTTGGAGGAGGAGGTACTCCAATTATAGGAGGCTTGTGATATGCAAAACAGAAAACCAGACATATCATTTCAAGGAATTGGATTATCTCCTGAACAGAGATCATTTGTTAATTCCGTTGTGTCTGGTAAAGGATTTTCTAATCCGCTAGAATCTAAAATAAGAACCACATATTCTGCTGTTACTGAAGCAATTGGCAAATTGAATGAAGATGGCCTTTTAGGCAATGATATTGTTTCTCAAGATTATCAAGATCTCTTTCAACTCAAATTACAAAATTTAGAACAGGCAATAGTTCAATACTGGAAACACAGCAACAAACTTTCAGGAGTAGTTAATACTGAAGTTACAGAAATCAATGAATATGAATCTGTTTATGCGACAACAACACCACCTCCTCCTAGAAAAAGTGTTATTGTTGCAGGAAGAAATGGTGGACAGCCTTCAACGACTCAAGATAAAACTTCTGTTGGATGTCTGACAAATATCGCAGAATTTTACAATCGTCTACTCACTAGTGTAAACTACTGTACATCAAGAGCAGAAATGGGTAGAGAAGAGAATTGTGAATTTGGTCCATTTGGTAGTATTCTTGGTTCTATGGATAGAGTTTTAGATGGAATAAACAGAGGTGCGGAGTGTGGTCCTGGTTGCTGTGATCCTTGCACTAAACTGCCATGTACTGGACTAGAGCCTGTCTGTTTTGGTTTACAAGGAATGATTGATCATATTGTCTCTGTCAAAAATAGAGCAGGAGGACAAAGAGGAATAGATCTTGCCCTTGCACTTGCATACGATTATTCTCTTGGAATAGACAGATTAACCGCTGAGATATACTGTGTCATAAACAGCGATGATACTAATTTTTGTAAACAATCCAGATATGTTGAAAGATTTGCTCTTGGTCAGAGGATAGCAAATGATCTTACAAATAATGGTGCGGTTTCTTCAGTTCTTAACAGTTTCTTTGGAACGAGAGTAAGATAATGGCAACAGATCCAAGAAATCCAAAACCACAAACCCAATCAACGATTAATCTTGAGGCTTTTGCCAAAGCAAAGATACAAGAAGTCATTCGTCGTAAAGAATTAGAAAGAACAAACTATCAAGAACCAGATGATACTTGTGATTGTGATGACTTTGTTACAGATCCACCCAATCCACCAGTAAATCCAAGAAGAAGAAGACCACCAAAACCTCCTGTTCCTCCGAGGCCGCCAGTGGTTCCGCCTCCTTTGCCTCCACCTCCAGTGAGATTTCAGGCTCCACAATTGCCTAATCCAGTTCCTCCTTTTATTGCTCCACCTCCAATAATTTTCCCACCACCAGTGATAGTGGATGATGGTGGTGGAGATACTGGTGGAACAACAGAACCACCGACAACAACTACCACAGAGGGACCAGTTACCACAGAAGGACCGCCAACGACAGGCGGCGGTGATGATGTTTGGGAAAGTCGTATTCCTTGTTGTGGTTTTTCTAGAACAGGAAATCCAAATCCATCCGATACAGAATTATCTCTTGCAGCAGAAGAAAGCACACATAGCGGTGAGTTTCGTAATGGATGTTATCCTATGTGTGGACTAGAAAAATATCGTGAGTTTCTTTCTTCTGGTGCAGGATTTTGTAATCGTCAGGGGATACAGATATGCCAATGTATTGCCCGAAATAATCCATCGAATCCTTGTTATCAAGGAAATGGACAAGTTTCACCACCTGGTGCAAGCCTAACAACAACTTCAATGTTCAAAAAAGAATTACTTCCAACACAATACCCATCTCCTGCGGCTTATTATGCCGACAGATTGGTTTCTACATAAATGAGATAATCTGGAGATATCATGGCCGAAAGACCGTATGTTGTAAATGCTTATGTAATCAATCTACTCAACGCTGCTCCCGTAGAGAATATGCGTCCGAGTCTTGGTTCTTTGATTCAAAGAAAAACCATAGATATTGGTTGCTATCCATTTCCATTCATGGTTGATGAGAATAATGTTCCTCTAGACGGAAGAGGTAATGGAACAAGACTTGTTCCATATTGGTGTTCAGAAAATACCTATGCCCGTGTATATGGAGATCAAACATATAACAACGGAAATATTGTTTGGAACAATGGTATTGGTAAGATTGTTTCCCGATCTAGTGGATTTTCTGCTGCTGCATATCAATATGATTCTCAATTAGGAGTAACATATCCCACATTCCGCATTAATACGGCATTTATAGGTTTAGATAATACCGTGCCAGTTGAATGGTTATCACTTCGTGATTCTTATTTTTCAGCACAGGGAAGCGAAGATAGACCAAAATTTGGAGAGGGTGCGACTTTCAATATTGCAAATAATATTGTATTCAAGATATGGTCTGGTCTTACTATAACTCCAATCAATAATGGTCTTGATGGATCAACATTCACTCTTGATCTTATGAGAACTTATGCTGCTGCTGGAGGAACATACAGCGGATTGCTTGATCGCTACAACTATGAATGTTTAGATCAGGTGTTCAATAATCCTGCCTTTGGAGTTGTTGGAATTGATCCAAACTCTTTCTGGGAAGGATCTGGTGCAAGTTTTGGATCATCGGGAAGTCTTACTGGTGAAAACTTTTTACTCGCAACAGTTCTTGGTGGAGACAATTCTGGAAGTCTATTTGTATATGAAAAACCCACAGATCCTTTCTACGAACAAATTGTTGGAGGAGCATCGGGATCTACTCTCACTGGAAAAGATCTCGCAGTAAACATCTATAGTCTTGGAAATCCAACTCCTTTTGTTGGTCCACGGGATCCTGCTGGTGGATATATCGACACAATGGCACTTCTGATGGGAACAAATCAAAAAATAGGAGTTCTTGTTGGAACTGGCGGAACAGCATCTCTTCGTGCTCTTGATTTCAATAATCCCTGCGCTGCTTCTTTCAAATATAGAGAAGACACAGAACTAGGAGTATGGGGATATGAAGTTGAGAAAATAGAAGTATCAGAAGAACCTTTTGAAGGAGATGGCGGTGTTGCTGAAATTGGTTGTAATGTTCCGACATTTATAGAGTACATCAATGGTCCAAGTGCCGCTGCTGATGGCATTCCTCATCCTGTTTCTTGGATATTTTGGAAAAAACCTACAAATAGTTCTGACTATGTTCAAGGATATGTCAATGCTCCTGTGCAGTCTGAAGAGGGATTGACAATCGAAAGACTAGAGGGAATACACGATCACCTGTGCTATGAGTACTATGAAGGCCAAACTCTGAAGAGTCGTATTTATTACCCAATCAATCCATTGAATAAAGATTGGTATGATGCGAATGTCGGAGTCAAATACACTTCTGCGGATGTAGGTGCGCAGAGTTTTGGAAGCACTATAGATAAAAAATACGAAACTGCTTTTCCAGAAACTTTCAGTGGAGCAGGATCTTTTCCAAATCCAATAAGTCTTAAAACACTCGTTACAACAGTGATAAATGGAGGTCTTGAAACTATTGAATTGAAAGACTCAATTGGTTCAAATAGAATTTTATCTTCATTAAAGGGATCTATGTTCCCCTATTTTATACCTCTTGCATCAATGGGTATGAGTGGAATAGGAGATAATGCACAAGGTGCATTAGACATATCAGGAGAATTCAGTAATTTTGAAGGTCGTTGGACAGAGCAAAATCTGCTTGTCGAGGGATCAACGGAACTACAAGAAAGATATCGTTACTATGCAGATGGCGTTTCCTCTGCTGCTTCTTTTGAAACAAATGCACCTGCTCCTCTGGTCGTTGAAATTTCATCAAAACCCGACTTTCGACTCTTCTCTTGGAATGCACTTTCCCGCATTCAACCATTGATCAAAGGAACACAGACTCCATTGAAGAGTTCATTCCAATTTATCCCACAATCTGGACAAGCAAATGATATTCTTGGATCTCTTCAGTATGGAGCATCAACAACTTCAAACAAGCAAACTATTACTATTGGTGATTCTGAAATCATTTTGAATCCTTTGTCGTATCCTCCTGCTGCACTTGATACTAGTAGTAGTTTTGGACTAGAGTATCGGACAGATACTCCTCTTTCTTGTCCAAATTACATTAGTGTTATTAGAAATGCAAATACTAATAGCACAGATGCATCAAATCCAGGATTAACAGCACACAAGACTCTTATTGCACAAGAACAGTTTGGAGTTAATTTACGAAATACTGTTGGGGATTTCGAAAATACTGCTGGAAATGTTCCTGCTAACTGGTCATTTAATTTCTATAGAGTATTCTCTTCTGGTCCCGATAACCATCCAAATGTGTTAGGAAGTTTTTATTCTCAATGGTCGAGTACAGTCCTGCTTGGAGCAAAAAACTTCTTCTTTACTGATACCAATAGTCCCACTATAAGTGCCAATACCGATAAACTTGTTGTATTTGGCTCTCCCTACTATTTGTCGGAGGCTGAATGGGAAATTGCGTATGGAGGAGGTGGTCAAGAGAATCCACCACTAAACTGGTGGGAAAATGTTGATACAAGGAATTACAATATAAATGGAACTGTTTCTGCAATCCGAGATCTTTTGTCCAATCCAAACCCAGAAGACAAATGGAATACCGATGTCAATGCTGACCTTCCTTATCTTAAAGCATCTCCGTATCTAAACACCGATGGAGATCTTCAACTAGACGCATTGACGACAGGAAACGGAATAGAGAGAGCACTAGGAAAAGGTCTTCATCCTTCTTTTGTCTATCGTCTTTTCACAACAAATGCTTTTGGATTTTTTGATGCATTTGACGATAACCAAACGCAAACCGCTTATACCTCTTGTGCAAAAGGTTGGACTGCTGGTCGTTCCGAAAATGGAACTATTAGAATCTACGATTGCGATGAGTTACCAGAGGTCAATTTTTTGCTCCAAAATTTGTCATATTTTACCGCAGGAGAAACAGGTTGCGGACAATACGGACTAACTGATCCAACACAAGCAACAGATACTCCGGATGGAGCAGATTTCTTTGGAAGATTCAAAATCAAAAGGGAAACAAGTAGTGGGATTGGTGGTACTGTACCTGTGCAGTACGCTTATTTCTCTTCTTATTTTGCACCAAATTCAGAGGATTATAATTTTCAAAATCAAAACTGTGTCTCTGGATCTGGTTCGGTTTCAGATCCCCCAATAGGAGCAACTCTTACCTCTTTTGGGTTAACTTTTGCACAGGCTTTAGCGGGAATATCGTTTGGTTCTTTCCAAACAGATTATACTAACAAGAAATTCCTTCGTGATTCGGTATTTGGATATACGGGAAGTACAGCCCCCACAGCAAACAATTTTCAGTACACAGTTGCAGACTGGCTACAGGGAAAACTTGAAGCGATGTTGCAGTATTTCAACACAAATAGATTGAATACGAATCCCCAAATACAAGCAAATGTACAAAAGATACGAGAAGTTTTCACAGAAATGTATGGGAACCTGTTCTCAAATTACGATGGTGAATTTGAAAATGTAAAGAAATACGAACTATGGGCAATACAGCCTAGATGTGTTCGTGAGTGGGATGCAGATTGTCGTAGAATAGCAAATGAATCATTTCTTCGATTTGCTTCATTCGACCCATCAACTGTATTCTACAGCGAAGAAGTTGATTCAGATATTCCACCAGAAAAAATAAGAACTAGACCTTCTATATCTCAAATCCAAAAACCAACAGGAATTAATACAACAGCCATAACAACAGATGATATTATTCCTAAAAATGAAGGATTTATTAGTGCGTTCCGAACAGTCTATATCGAACCTCTTGGAAAGGCAACAGATGTCCTAGCAACAGAAGCACAAGCAGTTCCCCGTGCAACAATAAGCAGTACAGTTTTTGGCAAAATCTCAACAGTAATTGATAGTAGCGGTTTCCTTCGTGATGTCAATGTCATAACATTTGAATCTGGATTTGGTACAAAGATCACAGGAAATTCAGGAAGCAATACAGTTACATTTGCAGTTGAAGGATTGACACTTGGTTCTCTTGGTGATATTTCTTTCTCTACAGGTCCAAGTCAGAACGATGTTCTTATATACGACACAGAACTAGGAAAATGGATTAATGTCCCATTCTCAACAATGATGCTACAGTATGGTGGCTGGACTGCGGATGAAAACTTCTTCTATCAGACTACCCCACCAACAGAAGGAATAACTCTTGGATCCCGTTGGATGGACTCAAATACAGGTATTGAATATATCTACATTGATGACGGCGATTCAAATCAATGGATACAGGCGGTATAAGCAATGCCATTAAATTTTCCACTAGGTCCAACACTTGATCAGATCTACGCTACAGGCGGAAGGTCTTGGATTTGGAATGGTTATGGATGGAATGTACGAACTACTCCAATTACAGGTGCAACTGGAGCGACAGGTGAACAAGGTATCCAAGGTGCAACTGGAGCGACAGGTGCAACAGGATCTCAAGGCATCCAAGGTGCTACAGGTGCAACTGGAGCGACAGGTGAACAAGGTATCCAAGGTGCAACTGGAGCGAC